TGAAAACGTTCATGGTTATTCCTATGCTTGAGAGGCTGTAGAAGCGGCAAGTGCTTTGGCCTTCTTAGCGTTGAATGCTTCGATGAACCGTCCAAGCGCAGCGGAATCATTTGCTGCCGCTTCTTCTGCCTTGGCGTATGCGTCCTTCAGTTCCTTGCCGTTCTTGGCGTCGTTGATTGCTGTGATGTGATCAACAATCGAAGATTCTGGAAGCCCTTTGTTTGATGGCCGGTGGGCGCTTGCGGCGTTGCCGTCGTCGTCTTCTGCCGCGATTCCACATGACGCCATAAGCGAATAACGGCGGGCGTAGCTGAGGGCGCTTCCGTAGCCCTGCGGGTCTTGTTTGCTTGCCGGAACGTGTAGCTTTCCACAGCGCAGAACTTCACCTGATTCATGAAGAAATACGGTTTCAACAGTGACGCCCGTTTGATCGTCAAATGTCTCTTGGATCATCGCTATGCCATTCGCCAGAAGTGCTTCATCGACCGCTTCAAGGCATGCGGCCAAATCGGCGTACTTGCTCTTGAATGCTGGATTTGTCTTGCACTTCAATGCCGGGCCAAATGCTTTTTTTGCCTTCACAAATGCTGTTGCAATATTGTTCATGCTGCTAACCTCGCCTGTTCGTTAAACATGTCGGCTTCTTCCGATCCGTAGAACTCGGAAATAGGAATGCCGCAGTGATGTGCCAGCAGTGAAAGCTCGTCGCAAGTCAGGTCTGAATCGACCAGCTTGGTAAGAATCTCGACCAGCAAGCGCCTTTGTTCTTCTTGGCTCATTGCTTTACCTCTTGGACTTTGGTTACTGCGAAATTCTTGAAGCCTTCAGCGGCGGCAAGGTCGCGGGCGATCTGTGCGGCTGCATCGCGGTTTGCTGCGGTCAGCGGATAGACAAGCTCCGAACAAAGGTGCTTGACTATGCTGGACATTCCGACCGGCTTCAATGTGACTTCGAAGCGGATGGGCGCTTTCACCATGTTGGTCATGTTGAGAGCCATGATCACAGCCCCAAGAAGCCAACAAAGAGAACGACAGTGGCGATTGCCAGGACAGCCCAGCCGATGGCCTCAACGGCGCTCGGTACGACTTCGAACTCTTCTGCCGTGAATGGCACCCGCTTGAGTTCTGCCGGCTGGGTGCGCTCGAAACGTGCGTCTGCGTATTGCATGATTCATCCCCTGAAAATCCCCGCTGGCCCTGAAGGTATGCTCCGGTACTCAGCCTGTGGCCTGTTCTCGTAACTCCGAACTGCCAGCGGGGTGTTGCCCTCGCGGATTTCCGTGTCCGCTTGCCTTTGCGCTGTGCTGTCACCGTCGATCCTGTTCTGTCTCTGGTCGCTGGCGCATTGGCCGGTTTCTCTGTAGCGGTGTTTTGCTTCAGTGACTCCATTAAACAACGCGTTTAAACAGAAGTCAAACACTTTGTTTAATATTTTTTAGCCTGTGTAATTTTTGGGCTAAAAAAAACCGCCCGTAGGCGGTTCTGATGATCAGGATTAGGTCAGTTTTCTTTTTCGTATCCCTTGGACAGCATGCAGCGTTCGTAAAGCCTCATTTGCTCTATTACCGTTCCCCGAATGTTTCGCGCATCGCGTTCGCATTCGTAATCGTCGCGGTCAAACTGCTTCGCGTCCGGCCCCTGCTTGAACTCTGCGGCAGACAGCGTGCAGCCAGAGGCAATGATTGATAGTGCAATGATCAGCTTTTTCATATCCGCTCACTTTGTTTATAGACCACGCGCCCGATGATCTTCACATCTTCAGTGCAACGCTTTGGCGCGAATCGGCGTTGATCTGCATTGTCACTGGTCGCCCACCATTCCCCCGCGTCACGGCGCAGGCGCTTAATGACAAGCTCGCCCTCATAGTTCATGGCGAAGGCGTCACCATCATGCGGCGATGTGTCGGCGGTATTGATCACGACCAGATCGCCATCCCATAAAGCAGGCTCCATGCTGGCCCCCGAGACGCGAACGGAAAACAATAGCTCTGGCCGGAATCCGTTTGTCTCAAACCAGTCTTGGCGAAAGAAAACCGGCTTCCCGTTGCCGTTTTCCGGCTCGATGGCGTACCCACTGACGCCAGCAGATAGTTTGAATTTAACGCGAGGCACTTCCTGAAGGTCTGGATGCTCTGACAAGTCTTGAAGTTGCGGCGCACTCGGCTCCATTGCCAGCAGCGCGCTTGATGTCTTTCCTGATCCTGTGGCGTACATCAGCAAACCACGCGCCCCGCGCATGCTTCCAACACCCGTTCGAAGCCAGTGCGCAGATACGCCGATGCGCTCTTCGGCAATGAGCATGCCTTCCTTTGACATGCCGCGCGCTTCCCAGTTGTTCACCTTCTGAGGTGAAGCGTTCAACAGGTTTGCAACGGCGGTTTGGCCTTCGGTTTCGGCCAGTTCCTTCGCTGCCAGGTAGAGGCGTTCCATTGTTTCGTGCATGCCGTCGATTTTCTCAGCACTAAACAAATCGGTGTTAAACGCAGCGTTTGACTTATTTTTAAACATAGCGTTTAATGTGGCCTATGGAAACAAATCAGAGAGCAACCATGAACGATTCCGAAACCATCAAGCGACTTGGCGGGCCTGCTGTTCTGGCTAAACGCCTTGGCTACAAGAACGGCGGAACGCAACGAGTTTTCAACTGGACGAAGCGCGGCATTCCTGCCCAGGTGAAGGTTGATTTCCCGAAGTTGTTCCTCGGTAAAAAGGCTGTTTGACATGTTTGATCCTTTGAACATGTCGACCAGCTTATTTTTTTGTCTGAAGCGTGTCTTTACGAACGCTTACGAATGAATCGGAAGGGGTAGTAAATGCAAACCGAACTACCGTTCTACGAAGGCCCGGAAGACGCTCTCAGAGCAGCCATTCAGGCGCTTGGCGGGGCCAAGAAAGTCGGCCCGATGATGTGGCCAGACAAAGGCGTTGACGCATCTTCCCGCCTTCTTCTTGACTGCATCAATCCAAGCCGCGCCGAGAAACTGGACATGTCGCAACTGATGCGCGTGTTTGCTCTTGCGAAGGAAGCCGGATGCCATGGCCCGTTCGCCTGGTTCGCCGGAGAAATCGGTTACGACACGAAGCCGATCACCAAGGCCGAAGAAGTCGACCGCCTGACTACCGTCATTGAGCAATCAGCCAAAACGCTGGCCGCTGCCATGTCTGCAATGGAGCGTATCCAGAACACGGCAAACATCCGGAGGGCAGCATGAACCACGTTCAAGAAATCGCCGCAATCGTTGCGGCAATCGCTCTAGTCGCTCTCGTTGCATCAGTCGGAATCAGCGCATTGCTGAAGCCCGTGGGTAGCGTACTGAGCGACTGGAAGAGGTTCACGCAATGAGCCAGTGTGAACGCCTTCTTGATCGCCTTCAGGTCGCTCCGATCACGCCGCTAGAAGCATGGAGCGAACTAGGCGTGGAAAGACTCGCTGCGAGAGTTTTTGACTTACGTGAATCCGGTCACCACATCACAAAAGAAACCGTCATTGTCGCCAATCGCTTCGGCGAAGCGTGCCATGTGGCGCGTTATCGGCTGGTGAAGTAATGCAACCGTCTAGCCAAGGACAAAAAAATTGCCCCACGTTGGCGACCTTGCAGGGTCCGTGGGGCTTGAATCATCTGGAGCAAGTGTAATGGCTAGGATCAGAACAATCAAGCCCGAATTCTTCACATCGGAGGACATCGTTGAGCTTGAACCGTTGGCCCGTCTTTTGTACATCGCCCTATGGTGCGAAGCAGACAAAGAGGGTCGTTTTTCTTGGAAGCAGAAGACTTTCAAGATGCGTTATTTCCCAGGCGACGATTGCAACATTGACGCGTTATGTGACGCGTTAGTGACGCGTGGCCTTGTGTGTTTGTACGGTGAAAACCTCGCGTTTATACCGTCATTCAGCGAACACCAGCACATAAATCCTCGCGAAAAAGAATCAACAATTCCCGGTCCTGATGAATATTTAGACCCACGCGTCAGTGACGCGTCAGTGACGGATGCAGCACGCGCAGGGAGGAAGGAAGGGAAGGAAGGGAAGGGAAAGGTAGTCGCGTCAAAACGCGAAACGCTAATCCCTGACGACTTCGCGATTTCTGAAAACGTCCAGAAGTGGGCAGATGAAAACGGTCACACGGACCTCGATGCTCACTTGGCAAACTTTACCGACTCCTGCAAGGCCAAGGGGTACAAGTACATCGATTGGGACGCGGCGTTTCGAAATGCGATTTCGAAGAATTGGGCCAAGGTCACGCCGAAGCCGAAGCAAGCGCCTGGTGCGCTGCCTGACTTCATGAAGGGCGCGCTATGAAGGGGTTTGACTTCTTCATCGCCTGCTACCGGAACGGGGTTGATCTTCCGGTTCGAATCTTCGCCGACGACAAAGCTCCGATAAATTTCTACCGACCGCATGCCGTGTGCTTCATCAATCTCGAACTGGACGACGAGCAGAAGCCGGAACACATCGCCCTGATGAACGGGATGGACGTTTCAATCATCGCCGACGAACTCAGCGACAAGGTGCGCGAACTGACGAAAGCAATCATCGCCATTCGCCCGAAGCATCTGGCGGTTTGTGCTGGCGAAAACCTGCTTTCGTGGGCTGCGCATAGGGGATGGAAATGAACCTTATCGACGCCAATATCGACCTGTCACAGTTCTCCGAGCCTGAAAACGTTCATCAGGTTCGCTCCGCTGACCGATTCAAGAAGCGCACGCTTGACGTATTGGCCCACAAGAACGCCGCAATCGGTTCGCCTATGCCGTGGCTCAAGACTCGCGATTTAATCGAACTGAGGGCCGGGGAGCTATCAATCTGGACGGGTTACAAGGGACACGGGAAGTCGCAAATGCTGTCCCAAGTCATGCTGCACTGCATGCGCCTGAATCAGCGCGTGCTGATCATCTCGCCAGAATTCAAACCGGAAGAGGTTCTCGCCCGCAAGTGCCGCCAGGAATCAGGATCAAGCCGACCGCCTGAATCATTCGTCAATGACTGGTTCGAGTACGCGAAAACCCGCTTGTGGCTGTTTGACCATCAAGGCGCTTTGAAGGCTGACAACGTTGTTTCGCTTTGCCGGTATGCCGTCGCGTCATTCGGTGTGAATCACATCGTGATTGATTCGCTGATGAAGTGCGGTATCGGCGTAGGGGCTGAAGACTACTCAAAGCAAAAGCACTTCGTCGACAAGCTGCAAAGCGTAGCGCATCAAGCCGGTCCTCATATCCATCTGGTGGCACACGCCCGCAAGGGATCATCCGACGAAGCGCCGCCAGGACTGCACGACGTTAAGGGAACCAGCGAAATCGGCGACATGGCAGAGAACGTTTTCAGCGTGTGGAGAAACAAGCCAAAGCACAAATCCATGAGCGCAGGCGACCAGAGCAAGAGCCATGAGCCTGACGCAATCCTTACCTGTGAATCTCAGCGCAACGGTAGCGGCTGGAATGGTGCGCTTCAGTTCTGGTTCGATCCGCAATCAGGGCAGTTCCTTGAATCACTGAACGACAACCCGCGCTGCTACACGCCAGCCGGTGCATCCGAAGAAATCGTGGAGTTCTGACATGGCCGTGACAGTGACGAAACAGTTCAAAGAGGATTTCGACACATGGGCGGAATACAAGCTCAAGTGGGGTGATTTCTCGAAGGAGGAAATGGACGAACTGAAGGCCATGCTCCGCAAAGACTTAGCGCCCGGTGAAGACCAGTTGCGCCAAGGGCTGACGCTTATCAATTCGGCTGGTGTGGAAGTGCCGGCCATGATCGACAACTACGAAGACCGCATCAAGTGCTGGACAAACTACTTCGCCGCTTGTGCGAAAGAAATCCGCGCCCGGTACAAGGTGGCCGCATGAAATGGAGCCGCATTAACGACTACGCCCAGCGCTGCGACCCCTGGACGATCTGCGCCATCGGCAACAGCGACGGCTACACCTTCGAGCTATGGCACGACAAGCAGCCCGCAGCCGTTGGGCGGTTCAAGTCTCCGGCTCTGGCTAAGGCTGAAGCGATGCGGCAGGAATTTGAGGGGAGGGTATGAGCATCCCAAAGAAACCCAGCCAGTGCCGCATCTGCAAGCAGTCATTCCAGCCCGTCAAGCCGCTGCAATCCGTCTGCTCGTTCGAGTGTGAAGTACAACGCGGAATCATTCTCGCCGAGAAGTCGAAGCTGAAGCGCGAACAGGCTGAACGAGTCGCAGACTTGGCAAGCCGGAAGATTCTGCGTGAAAGGCTGAAGACGGCCCGCGACTACATCAAGGAGGCACAAATTGCATTCAACGCCTACATCCGAGAGCGTGACAAAGACCAGCTTTGTATTTGTTGCAATCAACCGCTGCAATCTGGAACTGTCGGCGGGAACTACGACTGTGGTCATTACCGATCTGTCGGTTCTGCGCCTCATCTTCGTTTTGATCCTCGGAATG